GTTCACCGTGACGTGCTTGGAAACGTCGAAATTTAGGTCGAATTTCGTCACGTATCCGTTGAACGTGATGATGCCGTTCGTGCCAGGCATAGTCACCTTCCACAGACCAAGCAAACCCGCGATGAAGAACGTGTTGTAGAGGGCATCTTGGGACTCTTCCTTCGGAAGGAAGTTCCCCTCAAAGGATATTTCACCAGCATCGGCTAATGTGGTGATCCACTCTTTGATGGTGCCGCTCTGCATGTTCGTAATTTCATCGAGGTCGTACTTAGACCCGGTGAAGTCAATCTTACGGAGTTCGGCGACTGTGATGAAAGTTGCAGGAGATGTCCCTACTGTCCGGTAGGACAATAAGGTTGAACGTCCTGCAATTGCTGCGGATGATGTGTAAGCCATTTCTTACCTCGTTTTGCTGCGATTTACTCTCTAAAACCGTGCTGCCTGAGAAGATCGTTAGGCGTTGTCCGTCCACCAGATTTCGTAGTCTACATGCGTTGAATAAATAGTACCGTGTGGAACAGATTCAACTAAATCTACTTCGCGTTCAAGCCACGCGCCTTCAAAGGTGACATTGCCGGCCGCGTTAGTCTGAAGCAAACCATTGAGCGCATACTTCACTTGGTTAGCAACTTGCTTGACTACTTTCGCGCTACTCGCATAACAAGCAAAGCGCATCACCGCGCGCTGTAACCGATTCGCGCCCTCAAAAGCAATCACTGGTTCCGCACCCTCTTGTGAAAAAACAACGTAAGGTATAGTTACCTCATCCGGGGCGAGCATATTAAAAATACCCGTTGTCCCATCAGTACGCGCCGTACCAAGCAGCGCCGTTAATGCCGCTGTCGTCGAAAGCACGTTATAAAGTCCTTCGGAAAGCATTATTTTCCTAGTAGTTTCAATATATCTTTAAGTTCTGTGACGACAGTATCTATTACCGCTGGTTGAACTGAAATAAATGAGCGGGTCATGAATGGTCGCGCACTCATCTTCGTAGTACCAAATTCCAGAAAACGAGCAACCGTTGCTACAGCAACTCTACCTGTCTTGCGCATCTTTCCACGAATGAGGCGCTCAACATACGTGCCATGCTTCGGGTAATCAATACGCCCTTCGGGCCCGACGTAAGCTACACCCGTTTGATATTGCGGGTAAAAGCCTATTCGAACGCCCAGGTGCTTCGGCAAAAATCCAGTAGACTGATCACCCGCACCGGGCGCAGCATTTTGCATCGCTTTCAAAATCAATTTACTGCCTTTTCGCACAGCCTCTTTCACAACAATAGCTGCAACTTTGGGGGCGAGATCCCTCAATTTATGTTGAAGTTCAGCAAGACCCTTCATCTCATATTTAATAGTATCTGCCATATATCACCAAATAAATCTAAACGCCCCAAGCTTTGCCAATCGCAACATTCCTTTTTGAAACTGTTTCCCATGCCCACTAGATTTTGGTAACGATACGTGAACCATTTCGTGCATCAATACTTGCAAAGCAATCGAGGGCCAGGTTTTAAGTTGCGATTTAATAATGATCCAATGGTTCCCTATCGTCCAGCCTAAATCCCTACCTACATGTCCGTATCGAACGTCTACATCGTTTGGTAATTTTCCATTAAAAAAGACTTTGTTCAATTCCTTATACGCGTGCTGTAATGCTCGATTCGTTTTCACGTAAAATAATTTCTGCCGTCCTTTAGAGGAGGCCGCTTGACATACTGATTGCCGGACTCTGGTTCCCACCGTCGTTTACCTCAACGCAGAGTATCACTAGTGACTTCGTGCGTTCATCCGGGTTCATTACCCCGAGCACTTGAAATACGCGCTTCGCAAAGTAAATCTGATCTTGCGCTGCAATCGTAACGGGTACAGCCTGGCGCGGCCCGCGATAGCGAATAGTAATTTTGTGTGAAACTGTACTAACAAACGCATCACTAACCAAATTCTCATTCGCTGTGATAGCCTCAACACTACCCCAAAGTGTTACGACCGGCGATGTGCTAGCTAAAGCCATCCCTCCAGACGAATCTTGGGCCGGCCCATAGGGCTTTACAAGCTGTATCCGGTGCCGGAGTTTTCCGATTTGGATTCTAGTCGAGAGCGCCATAATTTCTAACCTTCGATGAGATTACATTTGGGATCAAAACCTCGGCCGGGCGTCCACCTATCGTGTGTGCAGTTTGTGCGGCCTGTGCGCCTGCGGCGCGCCGCTCCGGTGCCTGCACCGGCAGCACCGCCCCCTCCCCTTCCTTCTGGAACACCAGCCGCCCCTGCTCCTCATCCCAGTCTATGCACACCAGATCCCCCAGCTTCACCTGCTCGGTCGCCAATAGGTTCGCCAAGGGATACACAATGTTCCGTTCTATCGCCCGCTTCAGGTGCCGCGCCCCGTACTTGAGGTCCGTCCCCTCCCGCAACAAATACGCCCGCGCCGCCGGCGTCACCCGAAACAAAAACTGCCCTCTCGCCGTGTCCAGCACCCGCTGCTGCACCATCCCCAGCTCAATCTCCAAGATCTGCTCCAACTGCTCCTGCCGCAACGGATGGAACACCACCACCTTGTCAATCCGGTTCATAAATTCTGGTAAGAACTTTTTCCTTGCGGCCTCTGTTGCAGTTCGCTCCATCTTTGAATCTAATTTATCTGGTTTATCAGTTGGTTGAGCAAAACCCATTGTTCCTGTCAATAGTTCAATAATGTCTGAACCTCCTAAATTCGAGGTCATAAATATCATTGTTGCTGATAGATTTACGAGACGATTATCTCCAAGTGTTAATCGCGCCTTATCTAAAATTCCTAAAAGCAAAGACCACAGCGCATCGGAAGCCTTCTCAATCTCATCAAACAACAAAAACGACAGCTTCAGCTTCTCGGTGTGATACTGCGCCAGGGCTTCCTGCGTGATCAACGGGTGCGTCTCCCGATGACCCAGATAGCCCGGCGGCGAGCCAATCAGCTTGGCAATCTCGTGCGAGTGCTGGAACTCGGCGCAATCTACTTTAATCATCGCCCGAGAATCACCAAAGAGAATCTCCGCTGCCGCTTCCACAATGCGCGTCTTACCCGAGCCGGTCGGCCCCAGGAATAGTAGACTGCCAACTGGACGATCTAAAGAATTCATTCCTGCACAAAATACTTGGTATAAGTCTACTAATGATTGTACACCTGATTCTTGTCCTACAATTCGTGTACGAAGAGTTGTATTAAATATCTGTGATTCTTTGCTGCGCTGCAAAGGATTTAATAGTTGATTTTTTACTTGCATTCTACCTCCTCATCTTCAGCTTTTATCTCCCTTATCTCCTTTATCGCCCTTGTCCCCTTTTACAGCATCACCTTTATCTCCTCTATCACCTTTTTCACCTTTTACACTATCACCTTTTATACTATCTCCCTTATCGCCCTTATCACCCTTGATACTATCACCTTTTTCACCCTGTTCGCCCTTTATACTATCGCCGGTGATGCCTCTATCACCCTTATCCCCACGATCTCCTTTATCACCTCTATCACCTTTGTCACCTTTTAATCCTACTTCACCTTTTAGACCAACACTACCTTGGGGACCTGTTGCACCTCTTACTCCAGACTTCTTTAGACTTACAACCAGTGCAATTATAGAAGCTGCTAATGCCACAATAGGTACTATTTCAATATAAGTAATCATGTATATCCCCTTTGGAAAGTATTATACTTTCCATTTTACGTTAAACATTAGGTATTGCATCACGTTGCTTTTTGCTCTGAGTCGCATATTCGCGTGCGAGCCGATTGATTTCTATAACTAATGCTTCAGATTTCTCGTCAAGATCATCAATGATAGCTTGAAGGCGCGAATCACGAATCATTAGAGGATGACCAGGAATCATTAAATCATTTGTGCTCGCCACAAAATGCTCCCAGTTAATACAAATATCCAGCAATTCATCACCTAATGCTTCCTGGTTGATTTCATGGGCCAATACATAGCCTAAGAAACCAAAATTTTCGATTTCTGTAAAATGACGAATCCGCACTTCAAGGTCCGTTAAACCTTGAGGCGGAGTTTCGGGAAAAGGTGAAATTTGTGAAATACCTGTTACTGGGTCTACTATCCGAAGTACACGTGTTGAATTCATTCTAGTCTCCTAAATTACATTCCCATACCTGTCATCATTAAACTAGATAGCACTGCCGCTGCGCGCCCCGGAAAAAGACCAGGACCGAGAACGCGACACCGGTGAGAAACCCCACGACAAAAACCGCGCTGTGTATTAGGCTCATAATCTTAGCTGTACGTCATCCTCATCGTGAGGTCCAGGTCGGTGCGCGATACCAACGGCGCGGGGGCGAACGTCCAGAGCACCGCGTTCAGGAAAAACTCCCAGAGGGCAAGCATGTTATGTTCCTACCCCCGTGAGCATCTGAAGGTTGATCACGGCCGCTGCGCCGCCCGCTGCCTTGAACGCCGCAATAGGACAAGCCCAGCCGGTAGAAGCTCCAATCGTTGCGGTGGCTGTAATGTTGGTCTGGATCGAGGATACGATTTTGTCTTCAACACCGACCCTGTAAGTAACCGCCGGAGCGGGGTCTCGCATCGTGTAGCCTGTGCCCGCTGTCCATGTCGTGCTCGACCCGATTCCCGTTGCCGTAATGATTAAATCGTTTGCGTTTGTGGTGGTGATTGCGTTTGACGTGGGCGTGGTGCTGGTACCCGTGGCCACGGTGCTATTCTGCACATCTAACGAAGCCGAGGTAGCTAGGCCGGAATATTCCGCCACGGTTAGGCGGCTCGTTCCGGCTCCGCCCGAAATTGTCACCGTCACCGAGCCGCCAGCGATATTTTCGCTGTACCATACATCGAGCAGCGAGACTGTTGGAATAGTGGCTGGCATTCCAGCAAGAAGCGTATAGGTATTACCACCCCCCGAAATTGTCGTCGTTCCTGTGGAATATGTAGCGCCGACGATCATCCAATTCCCGGCGGTGAAGGTCAGAGTGACCGAGATAGGTTGAGCGGCTGCAACCGCATGGGCAGATTGGACAAAGGCGATAGCCATATTAAACCGTCTCGATCGCCATCGCGTTGATGCGGATGTCGGTCACCGCGGCGCTCAGCTGCGCCGTCCAGGCGCTCGCGGCC